AGATTGAAGATTGTTTAACAAAGGAACAATAGCTCCGTAAATGGCGTTAGCTTTTGCCTGCCACTCTTCTGCTTGTGCTTGCCATTCAGCTGATGTAGACGCTGCACTTGCAGCTTCTTGCTTAACAGATTGGACAGCATCCAACTCGTCAGCGTCTACAACACTAAACCCAAAATCAAAAGTACTTAAGTCATGTAAGTTTTTTTCTGCCATAGTCCTATTTATACAAAGAAATCATCAAGAGTGAACTGCTTTTCTAATGACCACCCCATACATTCACAAATGTTATTTAATGGCTCCTTGAATGCTTTATCAAATTGTTTCTCGTAGTCTACGTACTGATCCAACTGTAGTTCTGGTGGAAGTACCATTGGAACAGCAAAAACGTTTTCTCTAAGAGGGTTAGGCAACTTCATGTAACAGAACTTAATCTTGTCTCCCTCAAATATGTTATTGTATTTCTTAGTTAATTTCTTCTCTTCTATTAGTTTGTTATATAGTAATGCTCCACGAACATGGATCGGCGTACCTTTCTTGTATATGTCCGAAGCACTTTCCCATTTTTTAATGAATCGACAACCTCTTGGAAAAGACACGTCCTCAAATGGCAATTGTCTAAACTCTTTCTCAAAGTTATCAATAAATTCTCTAATAGCTTTCTCACCTTCACGTAACAAAACGCCATAGGCTTTCTTTAAATTTTCACGAACGATTTTAGGTGTAGACGATCGTACTGCTTCCATGCCCATTGTTTTAAGTTTAGGTTCAGCATATCGGACGCCCTCATTATCATACACATCAAGGATGTAATGTTTCTTTCCAGTCCATACACCATTACGAGCAATTGCTTCTCGCTTCATTACCATCTTTTGCTCATACGCATTAACGTAATCGGCAAGTTGGGAGTAACTCTTGTCTATGAACGGTTCAAGGACCTCTGTAGCCACTCTGTCGAGGAAGTCCACCACTTTGCTATTTTCAGTTGTATCAATGCCCGATTGATTGACCAGCTCGTCGAGAGTAACATATAACGAATCTGTATCGACCGCCAAGACATAGTCAACTGCTTCCGTCTGAAGCTTTGCATTAAGGAACTTGTTGAGGTGAGTCTCCATCCACTTAATCGAAAGCTGGCCAGATAGTGTAATAGACTCAGCATACTTTGTATCAAAAAATCTAAAATACTGGTTACCAAGAGCACCGTATGCTGAGTTAAGTTGGATCTTCTTAGCCATTTGCATATTGTTGCATTTTGCAATCTCGTACTCAAGTTCTCTACTAGGTTGTTTTTCATATTGTTTCCTTGCTTCGATCATTCGTGACTTCCATTTCACACGATCATTATACATTGTTTCCATCAGCTTAGGTAAGAAACCTTGGAAGTCCTTTGTGTACATGGCACCTGAACCGCATACTGTGACGTTATGGTCGTCCATATACTTTCTGATGTTTTCATTGTTATATAGCCCACCTATAATTTCATCTGCAGTGGGTCTTTGACCAATATCTCTAACGTACGTTTCTGGTGAGATATTGTATTGCATAATCAAGTGAGGGTACAGACTGTTTAAGTCAAACGATACAACCCAGTTATGTAATCCAGTTTGTGGATCCTTAACGTAAGCACCTTCTACTTGAAAATCTTTATCAACTTGCTCTTTAGGTGGAACAATAATATTCTTAGCATACAAATAGTTGTGAATAATAACGTCCCACATACGCACAGACGTCAACGAGTCTACCAAGTTGACCCCAGCATCGTATGCAATTGTACATGCTTGCTCAATTAGCTTCATCTTGTCATCTAGTCGTTCAACAAGCACAACGTCTTTGATGTTATAGTCTAGGAACTTTTGATAGTCTTGTTTGTATAGTTCATTAAGCGTTCCGTACTCACTATAGTCTAATTTCTTCTCACCTAATTCTGCTTCACCAATGTAATCTAGTGCATAGCTTTCTTGCTGCGAATATGTAAACTTTTTGTATAGATTCATATAATCAAGAACCGTGACACCAATAATATCTTTTGCGTTAGGCGTGTTATCATTGTTAGCTCTTGATGCAGCTGTAGGAATATGTCTATCTCTAACCATGCCCCAAGGTGAAAGTCTATCTGCTGCTTCTTTACCAACTCTACGTCTAATTCTATTAACAGTGTAAGGAATATCGAACATCTCAATGTTCCAACCTGTAACAATATCTGGATTACATCTTACCCACAGTTCAATGAACTTTAGAAGTAGATCGGTTTCTGATGAACATTTAATGTAGATGTCATCACCGCTAGGCTTGTATTCATCTAAACCAAGGATGTATGATTGATTCTTGCATCTTACAGCAATTGACAGAATATCTTTATCAGCTTCTGCTATGTTAGGAAATCCTTCATCGGACTTGGTCTCAATATCAAAGTTGAATACGGTAAGCTGATTTACATCAAAGTCTCTTTGCGGATATTCTTCATTGATGTATGCATAAGCAAATTGTTGCATGCCATAGATTGGCTTGTTTGATATATTGTTATGCTCTTGAATATAATTACGAGCTTCTCTAATACTGTTGAACATCTTTGGTTCAACGTTCTCGCCTTTAATAGTTTTGAATGGCGTCTGTTTTACAGTGCTAACAAACAATGTAGGCATGTATGGAACTTCACGTTGTTTCTGTACGCCATCTTCAATGTATCGTTCAAGAATTACATTGTTGTTTTGAACTATGTTTGTATAAAACTTCATGAATTTTTAACTCTATCCCTTAAGCTGCTTGTACTGAATGAATGATCTCTGCTATTATACACAATATCAACATTGTTGTCAACGCAGTAGTCCTTTCCAGTAAAATCTTTATCGACATAATCGCTGCCTATGATTCTAACATCAATAGGTAACGTTTTTAGTATGTCAAGAACATCAGCTTCTGTATTATAAACAACGACTTCGTCAACAAATCTACATGCTGTAATTTGTAACTGCCGTTCAAAGATAGATTGTATAGGTTTATTTTTCTCAGGTCTATCGACTGAGGGATCATTCTGTAATCCGACGATAAGATAATCGCATACTTGTTTTGCTTCAGCTAACATTGCTACATGACCAGCATGTAGCAGATCCATACAGCCAAACGTAATGCCTATTTTACCTTTATCGCTAACGTCACCGTTAAGCCATTTTAGCATTTAGTCCTCTATAATATAACTGATGTCATAACCACCTTTTCTATCTGTCCACAGATCCTCTTGAATATCTATTGGTTCTGCTTCAGACATTAGATTATAAAAGTCATCATACTTTTCAGGTGGAACATCATCACTTTCAGCAATTATGTCATAAACGTCATCTTCTGTAAGATTACATTCACTTAGTAATTCTTCATCTAAATCATACTCACGGATGATATCCATTTGATGGTGTTCAATTTTTTTAATTTTCATTCTTGAATAAATGTTGGATCAGTTTCTTGTAGAATCTGATTTAGGTTTCCTAACTTATCTACTGCTTCACTATACTTGCTAAGTTCAATTTCAATAGCTTGTACAATTTCTGGGTGTTCACCGATACCAACAGAATCTTTTTTGTAGACTTCTATATTGGCTCTAGCTACAGCCATATCACCTTCTAATTTTTTCTTAAGTGCTTGTAATAACATTTTAGACATTTTCCAACCTTACCATTAAACGCTCAGCTCTATTGGTCACTTGCTTGTGCCATCTACTGTCGCGTCCTTCTTTAGCTGCTTCGTTCCAGTCACCTTCACGAATTGCTGCTTTGAAGTTATTAAATTGGTTCAGTCTCGTGTACCCAAGATTGAACATCATGTTTGCTACTACTCTTTGGACTTCTTCTGGCATCTCTCTAAACTCTGCAAACATTTTTACACAGTCTGATTCAACCCAGTTCATGTCCTGTTGGAAAGCCTCTTCGATTCTCTTTTCAGAGACTGGTGCGTCTACGGGTAGTCCTTTTTCTGGATCCGTATCCTTTACGAGATGACCAATTCCAAACGTTGGATAACCAAGATGGTCAAGGTATATCTTATTGACTACCCCTTCATCAAGTTCAATTTCTTCTCTAAGTTTTTGCATGTCCATGTTTTCTTTTTCCTTTTCTTACTTTCTTGCGATCGATCGCAAGTTTAATCACTTTATTCAGTCTTCCTGACTTCATAAATTTATGAATTCTCTCTAACATATTTGTCCTCCTTGTATGCGAAATATTACGGTATATAAAAGTATATATGCCCACACAAAGAAGGGGGCTACTAATAGCCCCCAGTTTAAGTTATTTCCTATTTAAGGTCAACGTTACTTGATAGTGAACTTCTTGGGTTTTTCCTCTTCAGGAATTACTTTAGATAATTCAACCAACAGAATACCGTCTTTATAAGATACTCCTTTGACATCAACATGCTCAGCTAATGCAAATGTTCTTTCAAAAGAACGAGCTGCAATACCTTTATGCACATACTCTTTAGCATCCTCTTTTTCAGATTTTGCTGTGATGGTTAATGATCCATCTTTAAGAGTGATATCAAAGTCGCTTTTAGCGAATCCGGCAGCTGCAATTTCAACAAGGAAGTTTTCCTCATCCACCTTTACAATATTGTAGGGCGGGTAGTTACCTGTTGTAGTTGCGTGCAGTTTATCTAATTGGCGAAAGGCTTCATCAAAGCCAATACCAAACGGTCTGAAACGACCAAAGGGTTCTTCGTAGATTGTCATGTTTCCTCCTTTTCTAAGCGAAGTTTAATTTCGAGCCTCTTATGAGCACTCGTTATTATTTATATTATCTCTCCCAATAAGATTTAAAATCAACTACTTTTCGTTAACAAACTCGTTAAATTGTTTTGCAACTGTGATTATATCAGCAGAGTTAATACCACTTAAGCAATCCATAGGATAGTCAGGATAGTTCACATCCTTTTCATCCAGTGCTCTTGATACTTGTGCGTGATAGTAATCGATCTTCCTATAGTTATTATCTTGAAGAAGTTCTTGTGCTTGCTTTAACAAGTCTGCTCGGATTTCAAATCCAGATTTTGGTGTCGACATAATTTCCTCCTGTGTGTATGTGTGTTAATGTCAATAGGTCGGGCCAGGAACATCGCTCGCAGGCCGGCCAAGTGGATGGACCTGACCCTATTTTCGTTTGCCAATATTATATTTGGCAACCAAATTCCAATCACCCTTTTGAGAGTGAGGAATAATTTTGATAGAACTTATACTGTCAGCTGGCTGTGTCATTTGTTTATTAACAATTTCTACAAGGTTCCATTCTTCTAGTAAAAGCGCTATCGTATTTCGTCTTGATATATCATCAAAATTAAAATCAGATGCTTTACCATCTAACG